ATGTTGCCGAATGTTGTTTCAGAACGTAGAGTTTCAAGATTAGTCATTTGCGATGCAAATGTAAATCCCATCTTATGCCCAGCGATAAGGTCAAACTCAGCACCTGTCTTATTAAGATTATGACTGACGTAGACTGTAAATCTATCAATCATACCTAAACGACCGTTACGTAGTGGAGATGAACCATCACCTGTTATAGATGCATCCTTAAGGTCAGAAGTCTTGATGTGAGCTCCCATCTTCGCTGGAATGACCAAGAAACGGTCACTCTCAGGAGAGTTAGCTTCATCAAGAACCAGACCCATGTTGATAATATGCTCAATAACATTAGTTTTAGTTAGAGCAACTGGAGTACCAGCTACACCTACATTAATGTTACCTGAGATACGACCAGCAGTTGCACCTTTATTGGCAGCAGCGATACCTGGAAGGATATCTACTAACACACGTTGGTCAATCTTAAGCTTCATACGCTCGGAAGCGTCTTTAGACCATTGGTCCATCATTTTTATATCTGCCTGGACTCTATCAACGTCGTCTTCAACTGCCGCAAAATACTCACCTTTATCAATGAGTAGTTGCAACTTGGGTTTATCTGGGTTCTCGACCGTCAAGGTTTGACCCTTCACATAATCGCGGACTGTCAACTCAGGTGTGGTACGGATATTAACCGTGTCACCGAAGTTTTTAATCTCGCCCTCGTAGTCAGTATTAGAAATTGCTGCCAACACCGTAGCGTCGTAGAAATTTTCAATAAGTTTGCCTGACCAAATCTCTGGGATAAAATTCCCAGTGTATGCCGGTTTACCGGATGATACTGCAAATGCCATAGTAGTCTCCTATATAATTATTATGCAGTGACGATGCGACCATCTCGCTGTGCAGCGAAAATGTCGCGTTCTATTCTAGCACGTTCTTTATCCTGACCTTTATATTTCCCTTGTTTAATATCGTTATAAAACTGTGCGATATCTGAAGGGGCGTATGTCTGGTCACCAGTTGATGTAGGAGTACCAGTGGATTTACCCTTACCTGGTGCAACCTGCTTCTCTAGTTGGACTTGAGAATTTGCTTTTCCTTTTTGAGCTCGTGGCTTACCATTATTTTCTCCCCAAGTTGAGAAAAAGTTAGATACCCTTTGTACATCAAAGTTGCTTTGTGCATCTTCTAAGTATGTCTGGCGGCTAATCCCTGTCAATGGGTCGATACTCAATAACCAGTTTTGAAAATCCGGGTCAATGTTAGTATCTCTCCAATTTGGGACATTAGATTCTAATGCAGACCAAAATGAATGTTCAGCACTCTGGTTCTGTTGTTGTGATAACTGCTCTACGCGAGGTGCCACACCATCAAAATTAGATTTTAATTGCTGAATAGTTTGCTCTAGCTGGGCTATGCGACCGTTAGATACATTAGATTCTTCCTTAGACACACGACGCATAACATCAATAGAATCACCGTAATCCTCCATATCTTGCTCTGTTATCAGAACTTGAGGCTTCTCCGGTTCCACTGGAGTAGCTGGAGTAGGTTCTATTTTATTAACTGTCGTACTAAGTAATCGTTCTAATTGACTAACTCTATCTGCTAATTCACGTTTACCTGCGTGTAAACGAGGAATTTCTGCATTGTACATTCCCTGTAAGGTCTTATATTTTTGTTCTAATGATTTATCATCTTGAGTGTCTGCTACCGTTTGCTCTTCTGGTGCAGACTGAGTTGCTTGTTCATCAACACGGTCGGCGGGTGCTTCTGCAACTACAGTTTCCCCCTCAGCAGGTTGGGTCTCAAGACCCGCCTCTGATTCGGTTCCCTTAACTTCCTCGTTAAGGTCTGCATATAGTTGTTGCACTGCCTCTGACTGTTTTTTCACTTGCTCTGGTATTGCCATGTTATCGCTCCTATATTGGTATGCGTAATAAAATACAGCTATCCTTTAGACTCTGCTGCTAAATCTGGGGACTTCTCAGCGAAATCTGAGAGTTCCTTTAAAATCTGACACCGTCCCTGAGCTAATGCCACATTCGTAGTCACGTTTGGTAACTGCCCTAGTTCATGCGACTGCCATCCTTTAATCCACTCTAATAGAACTGGATACTGACGAACAGTCGCTCCTAGTGCATGAACAACCTCTGGTTCAGGCCTTATCAACCTGCACCTCCCGTTACACGGTTACTCACTGTGTTTCCTTCATATCCACCTTTGGGTGTGCCGTCTGGTTGCGTTGGAGTCCCGCCCTGCGGAGCTTGCTGCGGTGCAGCTAAAGCTTGCTGGGCGTTCATACGCGCACCAAAACCGGCTTTTTCCCGAGATGGAATGATATCATCCACAGGCATTTGCAAACCTTTAGCCACTTCGCGAAGAATCGCGGCACGGCCTTCTTTACCAACAATCTCCATGTCGATTTCGTTGGCGGTTGCATTAAGAAATTCAATTCGGCGTACATTGACAGTCTCTTTAACTGCTAAGTTAATAGCGCCGCGGGCGATAATCTCAACATCACCCTTAATACTTTCATCTGGGTCATAACGCATATTATAAACAAATTGTCTATGGACAATCTTTTTAATTACATCACTGTCAATATGCATAACTACTTGTCTAATTCCTTTGCCAGCTGAACCCATAAGCATGGATAGCCCTGACGCTGTGCGTCCTGCTCCATGTACATTAAGGTCACCTGAAATATAAGATGGGATGCCTGAGTGGTCATCAGCTAATGCGCTGAACTTCTCATACACTTGCATCAATGTGGTCGCATTGTCATCCGGCTGTGTAAATCTTACAGCTGGAGCACTAGCTCCTAATGGGTCGTTGGTTACTTGCCATATTTTCCAAGGGTGGAGTTGAGTAATATCCTCATTCGGGGGTATACGCTCCAGATTAACTTCCACTTGAGGGCCTGATGAAATACCCATGTTGTTAACCAAAGCCCGTGCAGACGCATTACAAATACTCTGTACATCTTCAATAACTTCGGGTATTCCTTTGCCCCAAAATGCACCTGGACTTTTAATGAGAGATGTTTTCGCATACGGTTTTTCTCCTAATGGGTCATAATTTAATACTGCTTTAACTACATAGTTACCTATAATCCATATGCATGCTTCATACTCGCGCGCTTCATCTGGCACTTCATCTTCCTCTAAACCCCATTCAAGCAACATTTTGCCACTTATCTTGCCATGAAACTCTAATGCGTCAAAAATTTCTGTAGGTCGAATATAACTTTGTGACTTACGCTCAGCCTCTTCTTTCTCAAGCTTTACTTCCTCGTTAACCCAGCTCGTTAGATTCTCATCTTGCAAAATCTTACGTATAGCTTCTTCATCATAATTAGGAACACCGATTAATTCAGACAGCTCCATACGTGTTAACGGATGATGCTCAAATAGATATCCCTCATCAATATTTGTAATTCCTGGTTCAGGATAAATTTTGAACGGGTCAACTCTTTCATACTCAGGAGCTAGTTCCTCACCTGCTTCTGCAATCGTTTCACCATTCTCACCTGTTGTCCATTCCAAGCGACGTTGACGTCGCACTACCGGTCCCTTGATGAATGCACATGGAAATGTTGCAAGGTCAGTAATAAAATCATCAAATGCTTCAGCCCATCCTCCATGAGCAAACTGGTCACTAATTCGTACCTTCATTCTATCAGCACGGTTCTGTGCATCCTGCAGTATCTTGAAACGATAATCCTGTGTTACCATTTCTTTAAGTTCTGCCATCTCACCTTCAGTTGGCGCTTGACCTGCAGCCTCGACAATACTTAATACATTAGCTGCAAACGCCTGTTCAATCTCGTCAGCCTGTGTTGGAGATAAGTCAGGTAATGGAGTTGGACCTAAATCCCAAGGCGGGGTACCAGTGTCAAGCAGGATATCCCGTAGCCAGCTTTCAGCTGCGCGGCACTTGACTTCGGTAATTCCCATATAGATTGTTGAGCCACCCTGCGTATGAATAGCAGACAATTTATCAGGCTCATACTCGCTATTACGCTGCCGCATTCCCTTAAGCATAATAGTCTCAATAGGTTTCTTAGCTCGCTTAGCGGCATCCCAGCATTCTTTTAAATGGGCAGTTATTCCTAAAAATAGAGGTTCATTCTGTCTTTCTTCAAGCGTACGTTCTTCTTCCTCGCGTTCCCGCTGAACCATAGTAGCATTATCTACAACTCTTAAAGCCATTACTTCTTCTTTTTTGTTGTGCCCTTTTTATCTTTTGTTTTCTTGTACGGCATATTATGCGTATATTACACAAATTAGTTTATATATGCAATCAATTTCTCCCTTAAAGAGCTCCTCCGAGAGGTGACTCATCGGAGGAGCCAGGTGCGCCTACGTGGAAAAGGAGAGTAAAACCACACCCGGATATATCATATCACGTCCACCCTATTGCTGCAACTTGTTTCACATCTCTTTTTCTGTTTAAGTCAATTTCATAAGCAACACTACCTATATGAAGCATCAAATATTGCAATGCTTCTGCAACATGAGAATGCTTGTTCTTATCAACTGAGCCGTTTGTTTTATGATATCGGTATCCACCCATCATTGCTGATTTAAGCCTAGTACACCTAGGGTCAACTAGGAATGCTGTATCCCCATCTACATGCCGCATCAAGTATTCATCTACTGCATTGATTCTTGCTGATATGCTATTAGTCTTTGCGGGTCTAACATTAAGCCCTTCAGCTTTAATGATGTCTACTGCCGAGCGTTCATCAGTCTGTGCGCGTTGTATACCAGACGGGTCTACAATTATCGTTACAGGACTGCTGGGAAATCTTTCATATAATAATGGTTTTAATACTGTTCTTGTAAATCTCTGTACACCCATATCAAAGCTGACAGCCTCGTCAAGTATGATTGCTCTACCTCTTGGGTCTTGCTGTCCGATGACTGCAGCAGGGG